AATAGACGATTTGAAGAAGATATTGCTTCTGTGGAAGATATAACAAGACCACGTGAAGGTGATATTATATATTTTCCATTGACACAGAGTTATTATGAGATCAAGTTTGTAGAACATGAAGCGGTATTTTATCAGCTTGGTGAATTACAGATGTATGACTTGCGCTGTGAGTTGTATGAATATAGTGGTGAAGAGTTTACTACTGGATCTGAACTTCTTGACGCAATTGAAGACAATACCAAGATTAATCTCTTGGATTATTCATTACTAACACAATCAGGTAACACCTCACTTGATAGCCTACTTCTTGCCAATGAAACCGGTGGTCCAATTATTCGTGAAGTATTTAACATAAATACTATCACGCAGTCAAACAATGATATCTATCAGACAGAGTCTTCTAGTATTATTGACTTCAGCGAATTGGATCCGTTTAGTGAAGGTGCTTATTAATGTTCGGACAAACGTTTTACCACGAACTTCTTAGAAAATATATTATTATGTTTGGCAACTTGTTTAACGATATTCAAGTTAACAGATATGATGCCTCTAATAATCTCATAACAAATCTTCGTGTTCCCGTTAATTACGGTCCTCGTGAAAAAGCTCTTTCAAGATTGGATCAGAATCCAGACCTAATTCCTGAATATGCAATGATTTTGCCAAGAATGTCATTTGAGATGACATCAATGAATTATGCTCCAACAAGAAAACTGAATACTATTGATAGAAAGGTGTACCAGACTGGTTCTGATACATCAAGACTGAAGTTTCAATATAATCCTGTTCCTTACGATATCAACATGGCTCTATCTATTATGGTAAAGAATGCTGATGATGGTGCGCAGATATTAGAGCAAATTCTTCCATACTTTACACCAGAGTGGACAACCACGATGAATGTAATTCCCGAAATGAATATTAAACAAGATGTACCTGTTGTCTTACAAGGTGTTTCAACGGAAGATACATATGAAGGCTCATTTGAACAAAGAAGAGCTTTGATTCATACAATCGACTTTATTATCAAGGGCTATTTCTATGGACCTGTTAGAACAAGTGAAGTTATTAAGAGTACACAAATAGACATTGGTGCTGTAACATCCAATACACAATATGTTGTAGATACACAATCAGGTAGAACACTAGTAGAAACACAAGGCATTAGTGATGCAGATGTTGCACGCACAGGTAGGAACTCTAGAATAACAGCTGTTCCTACTCTACTTGCAAATGGTTCGACAACCAACTCCGTATCCGAATCCATTGATGCTGGATTAATAGATGCAGCAGATAACTTTGGTTTTGGTATTTCAAAGAACTTTTATATTGATGGTAAAAAATATAACCCAGTGACAGATAGTGATGAATAATATTGATAAAAAAATTGGAAAAGTTTTAGATGTTGTTATTGAAGAAGATGAAACAAAATTAACTACTATACAACAAACTGATACTGTTCCATATAAAGATACAGAAGAAGATGATACGTTTCAGCGTGACTTTGAATATACGCGTGAAAACATAATGAGAGTAATTGAAACAGGTCAGCACTCCCTTGAAGAGTTGTTTGAGCTTGCTAGACAATCACAGAATGCAAGAGCATTTGAAGTTCTTAGTGGCTTAATTAAAAACATTTCTGATGCAAACAAAGATTTGATGGAGCTCCATAGAAAAAGAAAAGAGATTGATCCAAGTAAAGAGGATAGTCCTCATACTGTCAATCAAAATTTGTTTGTTGGAAGTACAGCTGATCTAATGAAAATGATAAAAGATGTCGCAAAACCAGACCAGGACTAATTATCTAGGTAATCCAAATTTAAAACGTGCAAACGTTAATTTGGAATGGACCCCAGAACAAATTAAAGAATTTCTTAAATGTAAAGATGATCCTCTTTACTTTATCAAAACATATGTAAAGATCGTTAATGTTGATGAGGGTCTTGTCCCCTTTGAGCTGTATAATTTCCAAGAGGATATTGTTGGTTCTGTTGTAAACAATCGTTTTACAATATGTAAGATGCCTAGACAGTCAGGTAAAACAACAACAGTTGCTGCTGCTATTTTGTGGCATGTGTTGTTCAATGAAAACTATAATGTTGCAATTCTAGCGCATAAACAGTCGCAATCTAAGGAAATCCTGTCTAGGATCCAGTTAGCATACGAACACCTTCCTAGATGGCTTCAAATGGGTGTCTCGGAGTGGAATAAAGGCAATATAGAGCTAGAGAATGGTTCAAAGATTCTTGCTTCAGCTACATCTTCCAGTGCTGTTCGAGGGGGATCATTCAATCTGATTTATCTCGATGAGTTTGCATTCGTACCTAGTAATCTACAAGAAACATTCTTTGCATCTGTGTTTCCTACAATTTCATCTGGTCAAACATCAAAGGTTTTGATTACATCTACGCCTAATGGTATGAATCTGTTTTATAAATTATGGGTAGATGCAGAGGAAAAACGTAACCAATACAATACAATTGATGTGCATTGGTCGGATGTTCCAGGTCGTGATGAGCAGTGGCGTATTGATATGATATCAAATACGTCTGAAGATCAATTTAGAGTGGAATTTGAGTGTGAGTTTGTTGGCTCAACAAATACATTGATATCTCCAACTAAATTAAGATCATTAGCACATAGAAAGCCTGTACATATACAAGATAGCTTGAGAATGTATGAAACACCCATTCCAGGTCACAGCTATACAATTATTGTTGATACTTCAAGGGGTGTAGGTATCGATGCTAGTGCTTTTCAAGTAATTGACACCACACAATACCCATATAAACAAGTTTGTGTATATCATAATAACAACATTTCACCTTTGGCATATCCTAATGTTGTATTTAATGTTGCTAAGAACTTTAATGATGCGTATGTATTGGTTGAAAATAATGATATTGGAGCTCAGGTTGCTGATATTATACACGAAGATCTTGAATATGGTAATATATTCTGGACGAGCAGTATGGGTCGCGCTGGCCAGGTATTGAGTTCTGGTTTTGGTGATAAAAAGAATACCAAAGGTGTAAGAACCACATCAAACGTCAAAAGAATAGGTTGTTCCAATCTAAAAGATTTAATTGAGACCGACAAGCTGATATTACAAGATTTAGACACAATTATTGAGCTAAGTAGGTTTGTTAGAGTTAATGACTCATTTCAAGCAGAGGAAGGTGCACATGACGATATGGTTATGTGCCTTGTATTACTTGGATGGATGGTTAATCAGGACTATTTTAAAGAGATAACAGACTCAGATTTTAGACATCATATTGAAAAAATGAATGAGCAACAACTAGAGGATCAGATGTTACCTCTAGGGTTTACCGTTAATGGTATAGATGATCCAGACGATGAGTGGGGAACGTTGCTGTAAATATGAAAGTTTATAAATAGACTTGAAAATATACACCAACTAATTTATTTTTATTAAGGAGAATAAAAATGGCATTTCAAGTAAGCCCAGGTGTGAATGTCAGTGAGATTGATCTTACTTCCGTTGTACCAGCCGTGTCTACAACCGAAGCAGCCATCTCAGGACCATTTAAATGGGGACCTGTCGATCAACGCGTATTGGTTAGTTCAGAAGATGATCTAGTACAAAGATTTGGCAAGCCATCTAACACCAATTTCGAAACCTTTTATACAGCCGCAAACTTTCTTTCATATGGCAACAAGCTATATGTAGTTCGTGCATCCCGTATTGCCAATGGTACAAACTTAGAACGTGCAACAAACGCATGTTATCCAGCCAATACCAATGGTCTTTTGATTAAAAATGAAGATGACTACAACAACACTTATCCAAACGGTAAGTCTGGTACACAGTGGTCTGCAAGATTCCCTGGTGATTTAGGTAATTCGCTTGCTGTATCAACGTGTGATAGTGCAAATGCATTCTCACTGGCTTTGACAGGTACAATTGCTGTAGCAAACGGTGGTACCATTGTAACAGGTACAACAACTGCATTTAATACAGAGGTTACTCGTGGTGATCAGATCTTTAACGGAACACAGTTAATTGGTATAGCGGGTACAGTAACAAACGCTACATCAATTACTTTGTTGTCTGCTTATAAAGGTCAAACACTAACAGGAACTTCAGTAACACGTAAGTGGTTGTTTGCAAGTTCAGTATCTGGTGCTCCAGGTACATCAGCTCAAGCAACATCTTTGGGTGCTTCTACTGATCAG